CAAGATAACCTCCATAACTTTTAATAAGCCTTGAAGTTATAACCTCCCATGAGCTTAAATATTCAATGCTTGAACGTGTGAGGTAATTGTTCGGGTCGGTAACAGTTACATTTCCAAGTTGTATTTTTTGAAAATCTTTAGCTTGCGAGTTATGGCAAGTCAAGACCCAATTTAAAAAATATTCTATGACGTTGTCATTATCATAATCTAAACTTGAAAACTGGTCATCATTTGGGAAATCAAAAGGTCTAATAACGCTATCAAGTAAAAAAGCGAGGATCCCCTCACAAGTTATCTTTTTTTCGTTATGGAATCCAAGCTCTGAATTAATGACCCTCCCTTTAAAAATTAAATTATTATCTCGATAAACTTTAATTACTGAGCTTAATTTTGATATGTTGTTAAAATATGGGTGATTCGGGTAAATAGTAAAAGTTAGTTCATTAGCGGTGTTTAATTCTTGCTTTAAAACAGGACTTCCAACTTGAAATTCGTTAAGCTGCGAATCATATAAAATATAGTCATCGCAAAATATTTTATATTGCATTAAATTTCGCCCTCCTGAAAATTAAGGGTCGCACTGCCGCTTGAAATAAGAGTATTTATGCCACTTGTAAGCTTTATCGCCCTTAGGTGTGTTCCTGCGCTATAAACCTTTGAATTTATCGTGATTTCAGCTTCATTTATCAAGTCCGCATATACCGTCATTCTTGAGTTTTGCACCGTGTTTGAGCCTTCGGTTAAATTGAAAACAGTTATGTTCTTTTTGTATTTAAAAGGCTCACAATTGCAAGAAACAACGATTTTGCCAAGCCTTTGGCTCGAATTATATTCATCAATTTGACATCTACCAACATAATAAAAATCGGGTTCGGACCATGTTTTTATTTTCATTTTTTCTCCGTGTAAAAACGAGGCGATACCCACCATTTTAGCTTGCCAATCAGTTATTTTATCAATGCTTTCAAAAGTGAATTTTAGCGTTCTGTTTTCATACTTCATTTCGCCGAAGCACTCGGACAAATCAAGGCTTCCGTCCATGCCCTCAATGCTCACGCTGTAAGTTTTTGGCGAGGGGAGTCCGATGTTTTGCTCCGTCAAAATTACTCCGAAATCAGCATAGCTATGCTTTGAAACATTTGTATTCCAAGATGTAAAAGTAATTCCGTTTAAATTATTCATCTTCCACGCTCCTTGCTCATTTCTATTCTTGCAAGTTCCCTGTTTATAGGCGGTGTTAATTCCCCGACTAAAACTCCGGTATCAAGACAAAGCTGTCTGTTTTGAAGTGCAGGAATGTAGTATGCAAGAAGCGATAAAATCGAATCAAGTTTTCCAAACACTCCATTATTTCCTGCCTCTGAGGTGTTTTTAATATTACTTATAGAGTTAGCGGAACTTGGCAACATATTTAAGTCTGTATCAAAGTTTGTCGGAATTGCTTCTTGCATTTCTCTTTTTACGTTATCCATAGCATTTACAAAACCTTCTCCAACACCCAAAGCCATATTTTTTCCGACTTCTTGTTCAAATACCGTTGAGGGCGAATGTATTCCGAGAGCGGATTTTATGCCGTCCAAGATACCTCTTGCAAATTCTCGAACCTTGCTTGTTATCCAACCGATAGAACCTGATATTCCGCTCCAAATTCCTGAAACAATATTACTTCCGATTGATAGCATTTGGCTCGGTATTTCTCTGACTTTATTAACTATGGCACTAAATAAATCTGAAGCGGCTTGGCGGCCTTTTGATACCATATCCGAACCCCAAGAAATAACTTTTTGAACAGCGTTTGAAAGCCAGCTTGCTATTTGGCTTGGCAGATTTCTTATAACATTAATAACGTTACTTAAAAATTCATTTGCTTTTGTTTTTGCGGTATTTACCGCATTTGCAAAGAATTCTGATATTTTTCTCATTGTGTTTTGCAACCACTCCCAAATTTTGCCCGGCAATTCTTTTATGAAGTTAATAACGTTCGTTATAAATTCGGTGGTTTTTGTAATTCCTAAAATCACCATATCTGCAAAAAACTGTTTTAATTTGGTGGTGGCCTCTACCAACCAAGCCCAGATTTTACTTGGTAATTGCGAAAAAAATGTTATAACCTGAGATATAAATTCGGGGACTGTAACTGTTGCAAAATTCCATAAATCGAGGCCGAATTTTATTATATGCCCGATTGCTTTGCCTATAACGAATCCCAGATTATACGGAAGTTGCCTAAACCACTCTATCACACTTTCGATAAATGCAGGGATTGTTTCGGTAAAAAATGAAATTATACTGTTCCAGCTGTTTACTAAGAGTTCTTTTATATAGTTCATCGCATTTCCTACAAATGAGCCGATTTCGTCGCCGATATTTCTAAACCAATTAAACATCGGCTCCATAGCTGACATAATATTATCCCATAAACCGCTGAGCCAAGCGGAAATCTGTGGCCAAAAATCAGCGAGTGTCTTAATAAGCGCCACAGGCCAAGAAACAATCCAAAGTAATACATCTTGCCAATGCTCGCTTAGAAAATCTTTGATTTTACTCCAAATATCGCTGCACCAAGAAACAATCCCGTCCCATAAATCACTAAAAAATTTTGAAATTTGTGGCCAAAAAGCAACTACTAAGCCCGCAAGCGCTATTCCCAACGCCACAGGCCAAGCGGCGATTGCAGTTCCCACTACTGCCATAACTGCCGATATAGCTGCGGAAATTGGTGGCCCTAAAGCAATAATTGCGCCAACGATAACCAATCCCCAGCCTGCAATTTGAGCTGCAAAAGGTTCTATTGCTGCCCATAATCCCTCGCCGATTGCGCTTATTATTTGTCCGCCAAGTTCTAAAAATGCGGGCATTTGATCTCTAATTTCGGTAATTAAAATTTTAACGGTTTCTTTGAAATTGCTTATTTCTTCGGATAAATCATCATCGCCTGAAATAATGGATTCTACGAGTTTTCCGAAAGAATCGCCTACGTCATAAGCCTTGTTTCCGATTTCGCTCAGCATTGGTGCAAAAGAAAGTTTTATTTCATTTGCTATTTCGCCAATTCTTACTTGTGTATTTTCCAAAGCTGCGGAAAGCTGAGCCATTTTGCCTGCGTCTGTTTGCCCTAAAGCCTCATTCATACCTCCGATTGATGAAGTTATAACCTCCGTTAAGACTGCGCACCTTTCTTCTTCTGTGCCGTATTTTAAGATTTTTTCTTGCGCTTCATCAAACTTGTAACCGTATCTTGAAAGAGCTCCCGTTTGACCGTCCATGACTTTTCCGAGCATTGTGGCAATGTTTGCGGCTGATTCTTGCGAGGCATTTATTCCGTATTGTTGCGCAATCATATCATTCATAACGGGAATTAATTTTTCAAGTGTTTCTCTTTTGGTTAAGTATGTGGAAAGCTCTTGCGCTCCGCCAAGCTGAACGGTTTTTGAAACTACTCCGAGTTTTTCTTGGCTTGAAATTAATGCTTCAATACTCTGTGCGTCTTCAAGCCGCGCGTCCATAGTATTTTGCATAACTTGGAGTAACTTTTGTCTGTTTTCCGTTTCTGCATTTGAAAGTTCTATCCCCGTGTTTACATAAGAAATGACGGCTTCTTTTATTTTTTTAAAGCCGTCAACAATCTTTTCAATTCCTACTTTTATGAAATCCGCAGCCAAATTTGCTTTTAAAACTTCTCCGAAAATATTTGTTTGTTTTGCGGTTTCGTCCATTTCGTTTCCGAGTTCGTCTGTTGCTTGTTCGGCCTCATTTAATTTGTTTTTATTCTCTTTTATATCGCCGTTTAAGTCTTTTATCTGCGTTGCAAGCTCTTTAGCTTCGGCAGAGTTTTTGCTTTGCTCTAAAACTACATTTTTATACTCGGTTTGTAAGGATTTAAGCTCTTTTTCTTGCTCGGAAATTTTAGTTGTCAGTTTTTCGAGTGGCGATTGTGATTTAGTCATTTCGGAATTTACGTCACTTAAATTCTTTTCCATTTTTGTAAGCTCGGTTTCCGCCTTATTAAGCGATGTTCTCCAAGTGTTTGTTCGTTTATCGTTTTCGCCGTATTTTTCGCTTGCTTCTTGCAAGGCTCCTTTTAAAGTAGAAATTTTTTCTTTTTGGTTTCTGATTTGTTCATTTAAAACTTTACTTTGTGAAGATAGAGAAGACGCAGATTTATTGTTTTTTCCGAATTCCGCCGTTACTTTGCCCATTTCCGAAGCCAAAACTTTTAAATCCGAGTTTATTTGCGATATTGCTCTACGATATTCCTTTTCGCCCTCAAGCTTTATTGTTCCTCCGAATGTGTTTGAACCTGACACGTTTTCACCTCCAAAAAAATAAGCATAAAAAAGCACCCTTTCTCAGAGTGCTTCAATTGCTTTAAATCAAATTTTTATAGTTTGTTCTTCCGTTTGCTATGTGATAAATATAAACAACTTCATCAATCAATCTATAAACACAAATATAATCATCACAAATAAGAACTCTATAACCTTTCTCACTTAATACTTCGTCATTAATTAAAGGGCAAGAAAGCGGAAAGATCTCAAGTCTTTCAATCGCTTTAAGTATTCTATCAAATACCCGTTTAGCAGATTTAGGACCAACTTTATTTAGATAATAATTTGATATTTCATCAATTTCTCGCCATGCAGACGGTAAAAATTCAATTTTGTACTTCTTCATTAAACTTTACCTCTAACCTTTGTTTTACTTCATCAAAAGAAACGCCTTGTTTCCCTGATAAGCGGTCGTTTTCTGCTATCATAATTTTAGTTCTGAGTTTTAGCAGTTCTTCACGCTTCTCAAAAGATTCCATACTCATAACAACCAAATCGCCCTCACCATTTTTAGTGATATAAATCGGGTCATCCATTTCATGTGCCAAATTTGAAATAAGATTATAGTCATTTCTAAGAGTGGTAGAAGATTTTATTACCATATAAATCACCTCAAATATATTTTAATACTATTATTATATGATAATTCTCCGATAATTTCAATAGCAAATTTAATTTGGTAACCATTCATCTGAATTTTTATAAGTGATTTCGCCTTTTTCCTCAAACAATTTTTTGGATATAAAGAAGTTGTGATAAACTTTAAAATGATTAAAAAGCAAGCTCCACTTCTTAAAAGTGAAATGCCCGACTTCATTTTCGGAAAAGCCGAGCATTTTCGTTCCGACAAATAATATCCACGAAAAATCGATTATACTGCCTGATTCTTCGTGGCTTTTACGTTTTTTGAATTTTCTTTTGTCTTTACGCTTTCACTTACCATTTTGTTTATAGTTTTAGCGACCTTTTGAAATCCGATTTCGGTTATAATTCGCCCTGCTTTAGCTGAGGTAATTGGAGCTCTTTTTTCGTCTGATTTTTCATTCTCAATGTCAATTCCTTCATTGATTGCTTCGGTAATAAAAAACTTTAAAGCTTTAATGTTCGGTTCCTTTTGGTTTCTGATAAGCTCTGACCACTCCGAAAGCGTTCCATATTCGTCTTGAAGCGCCTCCATTATGTTGAGCGTAAATGCAAGCGGAAATTTCTCCGAATCGGTTTCAAGATAAGTGATTTTATCAATCATAAATTCACCTCCAATTAACTTGAAATAGTAACTTTGGCAACATTAGTAACCACGCTCGGTACACTTGCATGACTTAAAATACAGTAATAATATTTTGGACTGTTTGCAACGGTTAAAGTGGTAGGTATTGTAAAGCTTGAAGTATTTGCTCCGCTTATTTCCGTACCGCCCAAATTGGAGTAAATGCTGTTTTCATACCATTGGTAATTTATTGTTCCCGAAGATGCCGAAGCAGTTACCGACAAGCTTCCCGAAATAGAGCCTTCCGTCACGCTTGCGTCTTGGGGCTGCGCTGTAATTTGGAGCGTGGCTGTACTTTGGGTAAACATAGCATTTAATGCCGAAACGGCTGCCGATTCTGACGCATAAATTCCGTGCTTTTCCCAATCCCCATTATCGTTTTCGAAAATCGTAGCTTCAACTGAAGGCGTGGTAAACTCCAAATTATCGCCTTTTGTTTTGGCGTCTGCCATAAACGGCTTAAACTTAACTTTCGGGAAAAACTCTACCTTGTATTTTTTAACTCCGCTAACAATCTTCGGTATAATATGGCCAAAGCCCACATATATCGGTGTATCTTCCGTATTTGATGTTACGATTCCCGTGCCTGAATCTGTTGTTTTGCCGAGAAGTTCCGCAAATACTGTGTCATCGTCATCATCTATTCCGGCGGTTAAAGTGCCACTTTTAAATAGAGAAACTTGTTCTTTAAGTGCGTCATCGGCATAAAGCGAAGCCTCCGATAAATCAAGTGTTACTTTGCATTCAATCGCTCCCGCAAGTGTTTTTACAGTCCCATAAGTTTGACCGTCTGAATTAAGTTTTGCATATTTGAAATTTTTAAGTCCTATTCCTGCCATAATAAAAAATCCTCCTTAAATTTATGAATAACAAAAATTTACGGGGACGTGATAATATCCCGTGTCTTGCTCGTAAGTTTCAGGGCCGTTATCTGTCCATGTAAATCCGTTTTCTTTTAGTTTTGTTTTGACTTCTTCTAAAATATTTTTAAAATTACCCTTTGAATAAATATCAATCGTGCCGAAAGATATCTCAGCGTGATTTTCATCGTCATAAAAGTTTTCGGGTTTATCGAACCAAGTGTAATAGGTAAGATAAACATCGGAATCCCCCGTATAGTTCAAAAATGAAATTGGGATTACTTTTCCGCTAACTGTAAAATTTGAAAATATTTCTTCGATTAATGGGTTTACATTGATTTTTATCACCTTCTTTGTTTTTATGTGTGAATTGGCTCCGGCGGCTCGCCGGTCACTTCACTTTCTCATTAAAAACTTTTTCCATTGCGGATTTAATACTGCCTTCGGCTCCTTTAATAGCGGGTCTGACAAAAGGCTGAGCGCTTTGGTGTTTAGTGCCGTATTCAATCCAAATTGCTTTGTACCAGTTTAGCATTCCGTTTTTGTCTTTGCCGTAGAATTTAACTCTCCCGACGGCATCTCCGCTTCGATTAATAATCGGTTTAGAACATTTCACGGAACTTGCCATGCTTCCTGTTTTTCTGTGTTTTGAGGCGGCGTTCCCAATTGAGCTTTGCATAACTTTTTGACCCGCTTTAATCATTTCAAGTGCGAGATTTTCATCATTTAAACCTTTGGGGATTATAGAGTTTATGTCCATAGAGAAACTAAGCTCTGCCATTATTTGACCACCAACTCTGCAATTATTTCGGTGTATTTTTTGTCATAGCCGTAATCGTTAATATAAGTTATGTTGTACGCATTACCTTTAAATTTAATCATCATATCTTTTGTAATTTCCG